GTAGAAGGAGTATCAAATTCCTCTGCGAGACTTATGAGTCTGTAATATTGAGAGTTCATGTTATTATTTAAACCAGATCCTTGATGTACCGTCTTAGAGGATGTCGGCTGTATAGCGACCGTCTAGGAGGCTGAACTCGACCCGCTCCGGGAAGGGGTTCATGCCCTGCGAGGCTCCCGCAACACAGGTAAACGCCCAGTCACCTAGCGACTGAGGCAATCGATAGAGCTTCGGCCCTTCATCGGTTTCCGCTGTTGCGGTTGGAAGCGCTACACGAGCGGGCGGAGGCAAGCCCCTCAGTTCCTCGAAGCTGTTCAACCCTGCTTCCCTGCACAGTTCCGAGCGCACAGTGAGCGCTCCCACTTTCAGGATTTTGATGATCCGGCCCTTCTCATGCGGAGTCTTGATCGTTGGAACCTCCAGTTCCGGCAGGGCCTTCCACTCTTCAACGCTCGTTGGTGGTTTCGCGTCGTTTCCTTGGGGCGGGACCAACTTCGGCGCGGATGACTGTTCCAGCAGTTCCTTTCCCGTCCAGGAGACAAGGGCTTTTTCCAGGGCATCACCGTGGTGAGGCGAAGGCAGCATTTGCTGAGCGAGCGCAAACCAGATGGCTTGAGCGAACTCGTTTAGCATTCCCTTGATCTCCTCTTTCAGGGGGGTGATGGAGAGGAGCCGGGCGCCGAAAGCTCCAGCCGGATCCTCGAATGGAACGGCTACCTCCACCTCCTTGGGAGTCTCTTCGCGCGACATGAAGATCAGGACCGGAAGCTGATGCACGATCCTAAACGTAGAAGCGGAAGCGCGAATGAAGGGATGCATTCTCTGGGCAGTCTCAAAGTCGGCCCAGCCGAGAGTCCGAATGCGCGCTAAGTCTTTCCACTTGCCCTGGATCGCGGTCTTCGCGCGCTTGCGCTCCTCACTCAACTGATAGCCCATGGTCGACCTTCCCAATATCGTTCTTGATCGGCGCCTGACAACCAAGGTTCGACTAGCACCCGCTCTCCTGCGCGTCTAGAGCGGAGGTAGGTGCAGCGTCGCGGGCCTCATAGTGAGCGCTCGGGCCTCGTGGCGCGTCCTAACGAGCCCCACCGGGCCGACGCTCCCCTAGCGCGTGGTCGCCTCGTCCTCTGAACCCCGGTGCCGGGGCGGGTGGCCGAGTCCAAACTCGACGAAGGCTTCGCCTGCATCCTTCACCACGCCTGCCAGCTCTTCCGCTGCCTCGCCCTTTCCGAAGTGCTCCCCGAGCCAGCCGCGCAGCTCAGCCGCGAGCGCCCCTGCGGACTGGTAACGTGCGGCCGGCGAGCGTTGCAGGAGCTTGCACAGCGGCAGGCGCAAGCTCTGCGGGAGCTTCGCCGTCAACGCCTCCACGTCTTCCTGCGTGTAGGTCGCCGCGCGCCAAATAACGCCGTCCATCATCGGGGAACACCCCGCCAGCCGGGCGCGCTTGATCGCGCGCTTGACGCGGGCGGCCTGCTTCGGCGTGAGCGCCGCCTTTGCCGCCTCGGGAACGCCGTCGGGCGCGTCAAGCAGGTTCCTTCCCGTGGACAGCTCCAACATGACGAGCCCGAGCGCGAAGAGATCCGAGCGAGCATCCACGCGCCCGCCCAGGAGCATTTCCGGCGACGCGAAAAAGGTATCCCCCTGCGGACGGCGCACGGTGGAGGCGACGCGACCGGGCAGCCGGGAGAGGGCGAGGCCGAAGTCGGAAACCTGCACTTTGCCCTTCCAGTCCATGAAGACGTGCCCAAGGTCGATCGCCCGGTGGACGATGCCGAGTGGGTTCCCGTCGCTGTCCTTCGCCCCGTGCGCGTGCTCAAGGGCGCTCGCGACCTGCTCGCCGACGTACAGCGTGAAGAACGGGGAGAACCACCGATCGCACTCCGAAACGATCGCGAGCAAGTCGTCGAGATTGTGCCCGACCGGGTGCTCAGTGATCACGTACCAAGCCGATTCCGCCTTGTGCAGCCCGTGGACGCGGAGGATCCCCGGGTGCTCAAGGTGAGCGGCAAGCCGCACTTGCTTTTCCAGCTTCGCCCGTGCCCGGTAGACGCTCCGAGCCTCCCGGCCGCTCGGCAAGCCGACCGCCTTGAGCAGCACCTTCCCGCGAGGGTGGTTTCCCTCAAGCGTCCGGCGCCGCGCGAGGAAGAGTTTTAGCCCGTGATGGGCCTCTCCCAAGTCTTCGCGGAACTCAAAGGCGTGCGTCCCATCGTTGAACAGAATCGCCCCCCTGGGGAGCTTGAACTCAATTGCCGGCATCCTCGATCCTCCCGCCAGTCGCGCGGGCACCGGGCCAGCACGACGCAGGGACACGTTACCCATGGGATGACGGGAAATGGAACTTCCTCACAGGGTGGGGTGTTGAGGATCGGCCCGGACCAAAATCGGACCACCTACCCGACACGTCACCCTGCGGGGACGCTCAGGGCCACTCAGAAACAGGAATGCCGGTTGTCCAGTTGCCGGTCTTCACTGCCGTGTCCTTCACCGCTTCGGCCGGCACATCCACCACGAAGCACACGGGCAGTTCGTCCTTTCCAGGCACCTTCACGCGGTCATACCTCACGACCACCCGCCCGGGGCGCCCTTCGCGCGTCTTCTCGGGAATGACGTAGACCTTCCCCCCAAGGAACCGCGTGCCCGGGGGAGCAACCGCCAACTGCCGGGGGTCGCCCACGCCCTTCGGGACGACCCCTACCACGTCAGCGCCAGCGGGAAACCACGGGTCTTCTTCGCGCCCCTTCCGGTCGTCGATCAGAAGTTGAAGACGCTCGCCGTCGACATTCCACCCTAGCTCTTCGCTCATAGCCGCCCGCGCACCCGATGGGCACGAGAATGGTTCGGGCCTGACCTGGACGCCGGGACACCCCATCGCAAGGGCGGCGGCGAGCGGCAGCGCCTTGCACACGTCCGGCAAGGGGGGCGCCTTCTGGACACGTCCGGCTCGCGCCTGCTTCGGGGATTCGGGTCGCTGGGTCTTCACGGAAGCTTCCTCCTGAACGGCGGCAGGTGACGAACCTGCGTCCCACGGAACGATGGGGGCGGGGACTGACATATCAGGCGAGACTGTCTTGGGGGGCACGGAAGGGTCGAGAGAGAGCACCGGGCGCGCAGCGACGGGCGGCTCGGTAGTTGGCGCAGGCGCTTCCCGGGGGACGATCCAGAGGGCCACGACAGCGGCAAGCACGGCGGCAGCCGCACCCGCCGCGAGCACCCCCGGCTTGCGCGGACGGGGCTTGCTCGCCGGCTCCGGCGTAGGGGACGCCTCACCGTCGGAGGGCTCAGGCTGCCGCTGCTCCGAAGGCGGATGCACTGGCGCAGCGTAGTCAGGCCCCGGATCCTCCAGAAGCTCCACAAGCTCGCGCCGAAGCACCTCGGTATCGACCGGACGCCGCGCCGGGTCTCTGGACAGGATACTTTCGACAAGGTCGCTGAACGCCTCCGGCACTCGCGAGTTCACCCTCCTTGCCGGGTCCGGCGGAATCCTAATGTCGTTGAGCGGCCAGCGCGCCCGGTGCTCCGTCGGTCGCGGGTCCGTCAACAACTCATAGAGCATCACGCCGATCGCGAAAATTTCGTCGGCCACCTGGAAGGCATACCGCGCCCGGTGTTCGTCTTTGTGCTCTCGGAGAAAGCTGAACTGCTCAGGGGCCCGGTAGCGATCCGTGCCGGGGGGCAGGCCACCATCCGTCAAGTCCTCAGCGAGCGCGTGAGTAGCACTGCTGAAATCAACGATGACCGGCTCCCCGTCGCTCTTGCGAATCAGGACGTTGGACAGCTTCAAGTCACGATGAAGAACGCCCAGCCTGTGCATGTAAGTCAAGGCGGAGACAATCTTGACGAAGACACGCAGAACTTCATGCGCCGTAGGGTGCTTGCGTTCCTTCCACTCCGCAAGCGTCCACCCATCCACATACTCCAGCGCGAGGTAGAGGCTGCCAGTCTCCGCATATCCGGACCCACGATGACTGACAATGTTCGGATGATTCAGCGAACTGATGATCGACAGCTCGCGCATCATGCGGGCATGGGTCTGCATTTCATCCCCGCTGGCGTCGCGGTGGCGTGCGAGCTTGAGCGCGTCTTGCTTGCCGTTCTTCTCCACGAGGTAGACGACGGCAGAGCCGCCGTTGCCGAGTTCCTTCACGACATGCCAGCCGTCGATGACCGTTCCGGAAGGCAGGCGGATTAAGTTCAAAGTCATCGGTCGCCCTCCGTAAAGCGAACATCCGGAATCACAAGGCTGCGGCCACCCGAACCGCTCACCTCCAAAGCGAAGACCTCGCCCGCGCTCGCAGGAGCCGTGTCCGCAACTGCGAGCACCCGCCGCGACTCGCTCGGGGGAATCTCCCCGCTGCCAACTGTCACGACCCGAGCCCGAAGCGTGACGCCGCGCCTGCTCGTAAACGTCGCCTCCCGTGGCGTCCATGGCTGTTGACCGGCTGAATTCACGATCTGCACGTCCACAAGTGCCCACGCCTTCCCGCGAAACGATTCGCCCGCCGTTGACCGCAGCCCCCGCGCTTCGTTCTTAGCCGGGCCAACTGCGCCTGTTCTGACCCCCTTCTTGTCGACAAAGCCCAGCAACACGAAGTCTTCCGGCTTGGGAGGGGGGCGCGGCGCTTCGGCAGGACAGACTGCGGCGGGCGGTGCGGGTCGTTCCACGTCGATCCGCGAGTCCACGTCGGCCGGGTCGGTCACGAGCGCGAACGCCGCCCGTGCCGGTGCGCGCCCGTCCGCGAAGAAGACCGCCAGCTCGTGACGTTCGCCCGGTCCGAGGTCCGCCACGGGTTGAACGATGATCGAGCGCTTGCCCACGTCGAGCACCCGAATCCGCACCCCTTCGCCCGGAACCGCCTCCGCGTCGACCGTGCGCGGCGCTCCGTCAACGGTAAGGGTGTTTTCTGCGATGGCCGACGGGAAGAAGAGCAACGTCGGCGTTGTCTTCTCGACGCGAATCTCGGGCAACGGCGCGTCCGGGTTGACGACGACAGCAACGGCCCGCTTCCGCTCCGTCCGCCCTGGGTCCGCTTCGGCTCGCGGCGCAGTTCCCCAGACGAGCACGAGCGCAAGGGCCAATCGTGTAGGTTGCAGCAATGGTGCATGACCTCCCGGATGGGCACCCTACCATCGCCAGCACGCGCGCAGGGGTGCCCCGAGCAGAGGGTCAAGGCGCCAAGCGCCCGCCGATCTCCGGGAAGCGCTCATAGGCCCGCAGGAGCGCGTCCAGGTGGGCGGGGTCGTCCAGGTCGAGCGGCGCATCGGTGAGCTGCACGACCCACCCGCCCGATGCCGTGCGCCGCGCTCGTGAGAGCAGGTCGGCGTCGCGGGCCGGGTCCGGGAACCCGATGGCCTTCGCGGCAGCGGCAGACCAGTAGTTCAGCCACCCAAGGTAAGCGGGAATTTCGGGCGAGCGGAGGTGATGGAAGAGCTTCAGTGCGGGCAGCCCCCGGCGTGGGGACGGCGGTCCTTGCAGCGTGGGTGCTGTTTGATACGCGATGTCTAGCGCAGCGGCGTCCGGTGTTGCACGTCCCCAGAAGGCGCGTGCTCCCTCCGCCACGGCTTCAAGCACAGCCGCAGCTGCCGCGATAACCGCTGCATCTAGCGGCAACTTCGCATGGACTTCAAACAGGGGCTGACCGCCTGGGCTGAGGAGTCCCGAATTTTCCATTCCAGAAACCGTCACGGGGTAACTCTTGTCCCCGTTGCACACAATAGGGAATTCCCCGTCCTCAATGTTTTCCAAGAGCCATGCGTCGCGTTGTGTCAATGGGATGGGGCGCCCGCTGTCTGAGAGCCGCCACTTCAGCATCAAGCCGGGGAGCGCCTTTTCCATTCCATGGATGACGTCAACCGTGCGGCCGTCTTTGCGCACGAGCGCAGGAGCGTAGGTGATAAGGTGGAGGGTTGTTTGCAGAGTCATCGTGTGCATCCCGTGACGACGATCTTGAGGAACGGATCCTCTTGCAGCAGAGCGGCTTTGTGCGCTTGGGTGCTCACCCCGACGACGAAATCATATCCACAGGCCACGGCGATGGCTCGCTCCTTTCTGAGTTGCTTGACTTCCTTCTTGATCTCCATTTCCTGGACGAAGGCACTGTACTTATCAAATTGATGGGTCTTGATCTCCCACAGCACGCGCACGCCGACTTGCAGCGCATCAAAGCGTATTCCTCCCACGCTCACGTCCCTGCCGGGATGACGGTTGGGCGGAAACGTGTCGGCGCACTCGTTATGCGGACCATCTTTGGATGCGCGCGGTACTGGGATGGCCTCGCACTCCGGGCGGCGATCTCGCTCCAATGGCTCGGTAGACACCGGAGGAAACAAGTCCTGCCCTGATGGCTCGGGATTGGGTTTGCGGTGCGTCAAACGCTCCTTCTCATTGGATGGCCGCGTTTGAGTCTCGGTCTTGGCTCGCTCACGAGATGCTCTCCGGTATGCATCCAACTCCTCTTTGATGGCGACTGCCACCACCACCACGCCAACAACAATCACGGCTCCAATAACTATCTCGGGTGCTATCAGAATGCAGACACCCAATCCAATAGCGGCGGCACCCGCAGAGGCGACAGAGCATCTTCCCGTGACATCGTGAAACTCGATCCGGTCATGATCGAGCGCGTGATAGCACCGCTCCACAAGTACGGCCCATTCGTTGGATGCCTCCCGCACCACGCATCGCCCCCCATCCGCCCACGGCAGCGTCGCCGCTCTCTGGAGGTTGGCGACCCTCGGGTTCCGGGCCGCTGGGCCTTTCGGGCTTGGCGCCGACGTAGCGCAGGCTGAGAGAAAGAGCAGAAGTGCGGCGCAGGCGCGGAGTCGCATGGTCACGTCCTTACAAATGGGGTTCCGCCCGCCACGCACGACAGCGAGGGTGCTCGGACCGCGCCCGAGTCTCGCAGCGCGGCCCCCTGGGGAGCCAGAACCGAGTGCATCCTGTCCGAGCCGCCGCAGCTCAGAGGTACACCTTTCCAACCCAGATGAACGCGCTGCCGACGAGCGGCACGCTGTAGGGCGCAACGTGCCCTGTCGGCAGTAGGTACGCGACGAGCAGCTCATTTCCCCAGCCGCCCGGCCGTCCCTTCATCCGGTCGGGGTCGAGCGTCCTCCCGGCACCGACCGCGATTGCCCGACAGCCACCTTCGCGACCTGCCTTCACATGCACGCCAGGTCGGTGTGAGCGCCCGAAGGCGACCGTAAGCCCGGGGGCGCTCACGCCTTCGGGTTAGTAGGTGATCGAGCTGAACGCCTTCGGCTGGCGCAGCTTGAAGTCGCCCTTCACGATGGCCCTGACGGTCGTCTCGTCGTGCTCGGCGCGGGTGTCGTGCTCGGAGAGGATCAGATCCTCGTCGATCCCGTAGATGAATTGGCGCCAGTCCGCACAGAACGTGATCCGCGTCACCGGGACGCGCGTCGTCATCACGAAGGGGAAGCCGCGAATCGTCCCCCTGTCGAGCATCTCCTGACGGAAGATGAAGATGCCCGAATCCTTGAGCTGCATCAGCGCGGTTGCGCGGGTCGGGTGAATGACCCACGCCGCAGTGCCCATGCGAACGTGAGCGGTCAGCGGCAGCTCGACCGCCTTGTCGATGTCGGCGAGGTAGGCGGCGGCGGTCGTGCCCGTGTTGGCGAACGTGTGCGCGCCGTCGAGCTGAGCGAAGAGCCCCTTCGGCTGCGCGCCCGTACCGTCGCCGTTGAAGCCCGCGTCGTCGAGACCATCGGCCACGGTCGCGCGGATGTCCTCTCCGACGCCCGCGTCACCGACGCCCGGCGTGCGCAGCAGGTCGTTGCTGATGTCGGTCAGCACCATTCCCTTGTGCGCCTTGAGCACGATCTTCCCGTACTTCGGCGCGCTCTTCGGAACGGTCTCGCCCTCACCGACCCACTTGAAGACGCTCGTGCCGGTCTGCTTGCCCATGTGCAGCTCGCCCTTGAACGGCTGGGTTCGCACGCCGAGCTTGAGCAGCGCGGCGTCGGGCCGCAGGAACTCGATCACTTCGCCGCTCTGCTGGATCGGCACGAGCACGCCCGCGCTGTCGAACTTGCTGAGCTGAACCGCCTTCTGCACGTCGGCGTTGCCGAAGCGCTTCGCGGCGTCGAGCAGCTCGGCCGCGCCAGTGCGCCGACCCGCGGCGATGACGCTCTTCGTGAACGCGCCGAAGGTATCGACGCTCGCGAAGACGCTCCCCTCGCGAATCGACTTCTCAGTGCCAGTGCGACCGGGCGCGCTGCGGGCGGCGGCGTCAACCAGCTCCCGCGCGACCTCGGGGCCGAGTGCCTTCACCATCTCTGCGATCTGCTCGCGAGTCATTACTTCACACTCCTCGGATGTAGCTTTTGAATGCCTCGACGAAGCTCTTCGCGGCGTCGGCGGCGTTGAAACCCTTCGCCTTGTCGTCGTCCTCGTCGTCTGCCTTCGGCGCGTCGGCAGGCGGCGGCTCGCCCGAGTCGGGCTTGCTCTCGTTCGCGGGCGCGGGCTCTTCAGCCGTGTCAGGCTTTTCGGCCGGCTCGGCGCTCGCGTCAGGTTTGTCGTCGTCGTCGGCCGCCTTCGCGTCGGCGCGCTCGTCGAGCAACGCGACGACACGCTTCGCGATACGCTCGACGACGTCTTCACCCTCACCGTCGAGCGACTTCGCGCGCACAGCTCGCGCGTTCCCCGGAATCGTCACGATCGAGACCTCCAGCAATTCCTGTGCGTCGCAATCGAAGCCACCGCGATCGTTCGCGCGGTACTGGCCCGGCAGCATCAGGTAGCGGACTGAGACAGCGTTGAGGATGCCCTTCGCGACCTTCCGCTCGACGCGCTTCGCGAAGTCGTCGTCGTCGTCAAACTCGACATCGATCATCAGCGCGTCGCCTTCGACGTAGACGCGCCCCTTACCGATGGGAAGCGGCGGCTCAGCGCCTGTGAGCGCAGCCTGAGCGCCGTCGTCGTGATTGAAGAGAACGACGCCGTTCGCGTTGTATGCGTCGATCCTCCAACCCTTGACGTTCAGCCGGTCGGAGTAGCGATCGAAGTCACCGTCGCTCGCTCTGAACGTGTAGACGCGACGACCGCCCACCGACTCGACGGTGTTCAGGGCCGCAACATCCTTGCGAACGGCGGCGAGCTGAAACGAGCGTGTAATCGGGAGCGGCATACCTCCCGGTAAATGAGTGCGCTTTCCGCGAGTGGTTCAGTCGCCCGTCACGGCTTCGGCGTTCGCTTCGGCCGAGCTGCCCGCGGCCGGCGTCGGCGTCGCCTGCGGCTCGTTTGGTTTCTGTCCGGGCAACAGCTCGGCGAAGCCCGTCCGCTCGGGGTGCGGCCTGAACCCGGCTTCGGTGCGCCACTCGTCGAAGGTGAACGCGCTCGGAAGCGTGCCCATCACACGCAGCCGGTGCTCACGGTCGGCGGGCACGGGCGAGTCGTAGGAAAGGATCACGTCGTCTTCGAAGCGCGGGGCAAGGTGCTTTTGCATCGCAGCAAGAAAGACTTCGGCGCGCGGCTTCGTCGCCTGCTCTGCCAGGTGCTCGCGTGCCGCGAAGCTCGTCGCCTTGTTACTGCTCGTCACGTCACCGACGATCTCGGGCGGCACGCGGTAGACCATCCGCACGAAGTCCATGAGGAACCGGCGGAGGTCGACGAGCTGCATGTCGCGAAAGGGGGTGTCGAGCCGGGCAAACGTCGTCTTGCCGCTCGTGATCATCACCCGGCCAGCGTTCGCCGGCCCGCCATACTCCCGAGCAAGTGATTCCTTGAACGCCTTCGCGGGGCCTGCCTGCGATTCGTTGAAGCCCTCGATCGCGATGACCGCGCCCGGCAGCATGTTGTTATAGAAGGCGTTCTTCGTGTAGCGCGCGGCGTGCTCGTCGGTGTCGACCTCGTCGCCGAGCGCATAGGCGATCCCGATGCCGCGCCCGAGCGGGTCAGCCGGGTTGAGGCGCTTCACGTAGACGACGCTCGCGGCCGGAAGCGTGAACATCCGACCGCCAGCCATGACCGTGTATGTCCGCTCAGCCTTCGGCTTGCTCAGGTCCGGCAGCGCGAGCACGCAATCGGGCGGCACCGGCCACAGACCGACCGGAACGCCCACGACTTCCTCGACGACAGCGAAGAACTCGCCCGTCAGGTCGTAGTGCGTACAGAACAGCTTCGCGAAGTCGCGA